CTGGCCTCGTCATCTGGGGACAAAAGACATTACAAATCGCAGCTTCATCGCTCGACCGTGTCAACGTCCGCCGTCTCCTCATCGAGATTCGTCGTCAGGTTCGCGAGATTGCAAACACGGTTCTCTTCGAGCAAAATCGCGAAGCAACCCTCGCGGCTTTCTCGGCGGCAGTCACACCAAGACTCCAGAGAATCCAGGCCCTCGCTGGTCTCGAGAGATTCCGCGTCATCATCGATTCTTCGACGACGACACAAACGGACATCGAGAACAACACGGTCCGTGGCAAGATCTTCGTACAACCAACCAAGTCGATCGAGTTCGTCTCCCTCGACTTCGTCGTGGCAAACAACGTCAATCAGTGACGCATATTAATCGAGGATTAATCTAATATGGACAACAGCGGTGCAATTAAAAAGAGCGCAATAAAGTACGTAGGAGCGCCGCTGTTGTCCTTTCTTTTCGGATGGAAGACATCATTCGAAGGTTGATTAAAAGTTTAGTTTGAATTTCGCAAAGAAACATATATTTAGAAAAGGTGACAGGAGAATAAAACCATGGCCGCAGAGACATTAGACGTTACATCGATGATTCCAAACAAGTTCGAGCCAAAGCGCAAGAATCGCTGGATTCTCATGATTGAAGGTATCGACGCATACATCATCAAGACGACTGCAAGACCAACAATCACGACGGAAGAAGTTGAAGTTCCATTCATCAACTCCCGTCGTTATCTTGCAGGAAAAACATCGTTCGGTACAATCGGCGTTACTCTCCACGATCCAATCGCTCCATCCGGCGCTCAACAGGTCATGGAATGGGTCCGTACTCACTTCGAATCCGTTTCTGGTCGCGCTGGTTACGCCGACTTCTACAAGCGCGACATCCAACTCAAGATGCTCGATCCAGTCGGTACAGTCGTCGAGCTCTGGGACATTAAGGGCGCGTTCATCACCGAAGCAAACTTCGGCGAAGTCACCTACGAAGACGGCGGTCCAATGGAAATCTCAATGACACTCCGTTTCGACAACTGCGTGCTTCAGTTTTAGAAAAAGTCTTTTACCGAATCGTAAAGTTAAGTATAATTACCTCTGTGGCTTTTTGCTACGGAGGTTTTTATGTTTAAGTGCCCCAAATGCGATTTTCAAATCGAGAATATTAATTCTCTAAGGATTCACGCTTCAAAGAAACATGATCTTTCAAGCGAAGATTTATACATCCAAGTCGTTTTAAACGGAGATAAGCCAGTTTGCGAGTGTGGTTGTGGTTCCGAGACGAAGTTTAATGGATTAGTGAATGGATATTCCAAGTTTGTGTGGGGCCATGCTTCAAGAGTAAACAATAATTGGGGGCATAACAAAGAAGCTTTTGAAAAAAGCATTACAACTAGAAGAAAAATGTGGGAAAACGGAGAAATTCAAGGATGGTGTAAGGGTTTAACAAAAGACGACCCACGAATAGCTGCGATCGTTGAAAAAATGAATACCCATGAAAGATCAGAAAAAATATCTAAATCTTTAACGGGAAAATCAAAATCAGAATCTCATAAACAAAAAATCTCGGAGCATATGAAATCTTATTGGAGCGAAGAAACCAATAGAGAACGACAAAGCTTAGAACAAGCCGAGAGGGTCAAAAATGGATTGTTGACAAAATGTACTCGTATTCATGGTTATTTCGATAATCACAAAAAGTCGTCTCAACCGAATCTTTATTACAGGTCACTATTTGAATTAAATGCCATACTTCACTTAGAATCAAGCGAAGATGTTATTTCATATACATTTGAACCTTACAACATTGAATATTTTTTCGACGGAAAAACTAGACATTATATCGTTGATTGCTTGATAGAATATGAAGATGGAACAAAGTCTATCGTGGAATTCAAACCAAGCTGCCACGTCGTCCACGAAAAGAATATCGCAAAATTTCGATCAGCCGAAAAATTTGCAAATGAAAATGGATTTAGATTTGAAGTGTGGACAGAGAAGTCACATGGCTTTTTATCGAGAAAAAGTCGTTAATTGCAGAGTGGGTAACCAACTACCATATTGAGAAGAATATTTCTGGGGGTGGTCCTGTGCGTATTGTGCCATGATGCAGAGCATTCTATGCATTAGTTGTTGTTTTGGGGCGTGTCACTGTTTACGTTTATAAAACTAGTGTTTATTATTTGATTGACTTTCTTTATATCGATAGAAGGAAAAACAAATGAGCACAGAGAATCGTGAACAACGTAACGCAATTTTTGGTCCAGGGCAATCATTACCTACTGGTATAGATCCACGTATGCCGACACAATCAGCGGCTGAAAAGGTAAAGGCTGAGTTCGGCCTGGACATTCCGCTTGAGACAGTACCTCTACCATCGTCGGGTAAAGTGTATTCTCAAGAATCGACGTTGTATGGTGCGGAGACTGTCGACATTAGACCTATGACCGCGAGAGAAGAAGACATTCTTACTTCTCGTGCTTTGATCAAGAAGGGCACTGTCATTACAGAGCTAATCAAGTCTTGCTTGGTTGATCGTTCGATTAATCCATCGGACTTGTTAGGTGGCGATAGAAACGCGCTGATGGTTGCCATTAGAATTACAGGTTACGGTCCACAATATCCTGCTGAGATCGAGTGTCAAGAGTGTGGAACAAAGGCGAATCACGAGTTCGATCTTGCTCAATTGCCAGTTCGTAGGCTCGAAATAGACCCAGTCGTACCAGGAACGAATCTTTTTCAGTTCGTTTTGCCGCGTAGTAAGAAGACGGTTAAGTTCCGTTTCTTGACAGGTCGTGACGAAGAAGAGATCATGACTACTAGCGAGAAGCAAAAGAAGTTAGGCTTGTCGACTGAATCTAACGTGACGACGAATTTGATGTATGCTATTTCTTCGATCGACGGAATCGAAGATAGAGGTAAGATTGCAAGCTTCGTGAAGATGATGCCTGCGATGGATTCGTTAGCACTCCGTAATTACATTAAGGATAACGAGCCAGGCGTCGTTATGAAGCAAGAAACTTCTTGCCCGTCTTGTGGACATTCAGAGGAGGTAGCGATGCCGCTCGGTGTCAACTTTCTTTGGCCTCAGGCCGGAAGATAGAGAACTTCTGATATTGGAACCCGCCTTTAATCTGATGTATTATGGCGGGTTCCTTTGGAAGGAAGTCTATAATCTTCCTGTTTCGTATAAACGTTGGTTTATAGAAAGAATCAACAAAGAGCTTAAACAGACTAACGAGTCTGGAAATACGCAGTCTCGAGCGTTACATCAAAATTCGCCCGACGTCCGAGCTTTGCAAGGTCACTCCCGCGAACAAACGCCTAGTCGCTTAAGGCGCTTCACATAAGGAGGTATTATTTTTTTTATCGTATTATTTAATAGGGTACGTAACAATAGGGGCTATTGTGGAAAACAAAGAATCTCTCAACGAATTGCGCGTTAATCTATTAGGGAAAGTTTTTTTTGCTACGCTCGGCGCTTGGTTGGTCGGTCGTTTTGTCAACACTAAGTTAAGGGGTTCTCGAGACGAGATCGAGGCGGTGGGCAACGCGCTAGCTGCTTCGAAACGTTTTCAAGACGAATTAAATCGCCCAGGCGCCACCGTCGATTCGGTCGTACAAAAGCTCGGCATTAAACACATGTCAGCTTCGGAGTTCGAACGCGTATTAGGCGTTCCATGGCCCCTTTGATGATTCGTTAGTGGAGAATTAAATGGCGACAGGAGGAAAAGGCGGAGGTTCCGGACCAAGTAAAGACGATCTATCCATCGTTTCGCAGATGGCTGCGATGATGGTGCAGATGTCAGTTTCTAGCAAACGAATAGCCGACGACTTTGAAAACCAAGCTAGAGCATCTGCAAAGATGGTCGAAAATATGCAAAGCGTTGGAGGTGGTGAAATAGTCAACCAACTCATGCAGGTCAACGCTACTTTAAAAGAAGTCGTTGCAGCATTAGCGAATCTAAATGAAACTTCTACAGCAACTTTTGCCGCTCTTTCCCAAGGCGCTTTGAACGCCGCTAATTCGACGCAGGTTCTTACAAATGCTGCTAAAGCTGCCGGCGACGCGGCAGAAAAGGAAACTACGTCGCTCGAAGACTTAGTTACTGAATTGAAAAAAACAGGAAAGAACGCATTGACTGGCCGCGAAAAAATGCAGGCTTTCGGTAATTATTTGAAAAAAGAATTTCCTGTTGCAGCCGGTGCCGCGCTCGGAGCTCTAAGCGGTCTTAAACAAGGATTTAGAAATATATTCTCGCTAGCAAAAGGAATAGTAGGTTTCGGTTTTACTGTTGGTAAAGCTTTATTTGGAATTGCTAAATCGATAATATCGATACCATTCAAATTAATGTCTAAGCTGACAGACATGGCCTCGAGTGGTGGCGGCGGAGTAAGCGAATATGCTCAAGCTATAAACAACTTAAGAAAAGAGTTCGGAGCCCTAAATGGACCCGTAACTAGCGCCATTCAATCAACTGCTGCTTCGATGAAGGGATTCAGCGTGCAAGGCTTGAGCGCGAATCAAGTATTTGGTAACGTTGCTGAAAGAATGGAGCAACTAATTAAGCTGTTCGTCGCGGGCGGACCAGCGTTACAAAGATTTAGCGATGAATTTAAGAATAACGGCGGC